AACCCATCAAGCGGCACTCTGCGGCTACTCGAATTCTAAGGTTGTTGATCTCAAAGGGCATATCGAAGCTTGAGTCCTCAGCCGCGATCCAGCCACTCTCAATGATTGATTTCGTAACGCGGCGCGTCCAGCTCGCATTTGAGAGTGCAATCTCTGGGTCATTACCTGAACTGTGCTCGATGGATTCAATGGCGTGACGTTCGCAGGGGTAATCACAGAAATAGCGCACCATATGCCGTACAAAGTTAGGGTCGTCGAGCTTTTTTGCGAAATCATCATAGAAAGGCTTAAGTTGTTCGGTCCACCGTATGAACTCCGCATCGCTCATCCTCATGTGCTTGGCGTCGGTCGCCCTGATATAGAACAGTGCGCGATCTACGGTATTGCGCTGCGCGACGCCAGTTTTGAATGTGTTTGATGCGAACCCCATACGGGCGAAAATTCGATAGTCACGAGCTTCTTCGAACTTTTCCATGCCCGAAATGTCAGTGTTACGGATCAGCTTCTTAATTTCTTCGGTAGCGGTCGGGCCGGTAAATTTCGCCTCGTCGATGAACACGAACATTTTGTTCTTGAATGGACCAACGTTGAACTTGTCGTCGACCACCTTGGCGCTGGCAGTGCCCCATAGTTTGGAGCCGAATATAGCCTTCATGAACGTATTACCAAGGAATGACTTGCCGACACCTTGACCGCCGATTATCACCCACGCGATTTGCTGCTTGATGCCGGGATTCTGGCGCGTCCACGCGATCCATGATTTAAGCCAGTTGGCTTGGTCATCATTGTCGCGGGTAAGCAATGCGAGCATCTTGTTGAGCGCGACTTCGCACTGCTCCATCACAGCGGGGTCAATTCGCTCCACAGGCTCAATCGGCCATCCCTGCCACGTGTTAAATACTGTGTTAGCGTCTTCATCCGACTCATCGGGGACCATTTTTCCGTACGAATTGATACGAAATACAAGCCCCTTATCGGTGTCGGGGTACATTTCCCGATAATCGACGCGCTTCCGTAGATTAGAGGATTCGAACAACTTGAACGCTTCTTTAGGCTTGTTTCCAACGAATACCACATCTCCTTTGTGGCGTCGTTCGAGATCGGCCCCATCGTGAACAAACGCGCCAAGATTCCGGTGGCGTTCTCGATCGATGTACTTATTGTCTGACTCGTCGTAGATGTATCGCTCAGCCATTTTGGTGAGATTAGAAACGTCAGCGCCGGGAGTAATGATCGTGCGCAGGGCTTGGGCTTCATCGGCACCGAGCAACTCGGTGATAGACGTCCACCCCGGAATCTTTGCGTCGGAATTTCTTGCCAGCTTCTCAGACGCATCGTAGTAAGTCCTCACTCGCATATGCGGTTCGTCGTCACCGAAATAGCTGCACAAGAAATGGATCAGTTTTTCGGCCACTGCGTCGCTGTCCAGCGGGCACTGAACGTCGCGGCTTAGCGTTTCGTTTTCATTGATCGCAACGCTGTCCGCAATGATCCTAGCCAACCAGCCAGTAAGCTTTGTTGCGGTGACTTGGCGGCTGCCCTCGACCCATTTATCTCGTAACAGGTATGCAATCGTGCCGAAACAGATAGATCGAACGACGGACATAAACGGTGCAACGCGCGCTGATGTTTCCGCGATGCTGCGTACATTCTGAGCCGCCTCAAGAGAGTCTGTGTACCAGATCGAAATATCATAATCGGTTGGACCTTTCTCTTTGGCGGGGTATACCGACCCCGGAACCACTACTTGCTTCGCGTATTTCTCGACGTTCTTTTCGCTCGTATTTGTCGGGAATGAGCGCAGTTCTGTGTGATATCGCGTCCGATTGAGGCTGATCTGGCCGGGAATGAACTTGCGCAGTTCCTCGAAGTTCGTGCTTTCGTCTTCGTGGAGCTTGACGAGAGTGTGCGTCGGGACACCAAATGAGCGTCGACCGAACGAAAAACGCGTGTCAACCCCAAGCGCTTGCATCGCAGCGCGGATCGCGCGCGGGTATTCGGGGTCTGGGCCGTCCATGTCGACGTCCATCCAACCGAATTGTAGATTGAAGCCAGTGTTGAGGACGCTCTGTTCGGGGTCGTCGATCCACGCTTGCAGGTCGGTCTGACCCTTGGTGGCGGTGAACCATGATGCGTCGATGGGATGCTTACTAGCGGGCTTTAGGAAAATCGCCCCGACTTGAATGAATTTTTCGTTGATTTCGCGCGTTAGCGCTTTTTGTCGATTCCTAATCCGCTCATCGTCGGATGACAGAGTGAAACCGCCGCTGACCAATTGGAGTGCCATTTTATCCCCGCTCTAAGCCTCCCCCGGTCCGCCCCCTCGCCTTGGGGATCAGCCGAGGGTCAACAGGAGCGTGTGCGCGGGGGGCGGCACGGACTAAGTATAGCACAGCCGCCAGCTACCAGTCAAGATGCGGGCGGAAGCGCTCTAATAGCGGCGTCGAGGCTAGTTTTAAAATTAATCAGATTTTCCCACACGGCTGGCTCCAGCGCGATGCGCTCGCGGGAACCATGAGTGCGCAGCCACAGTTGATGACCATCGAACGACACGTAAACGCCGTCACCGATATACTGCTCACGTTTCAGATGGTGAATTTGCTCTTCGCGTGTCATCGCTATGGCTCCATGCGCGTGGCGAGGAGAGTTTCTTCGGCAAACTTGATATCGTCATGGTATGAACCGGGAACGCTATAGCTCAGCTTCTTTGCGTACGGCAGAACGGCCTCCAACGCCTTCCGAAGCGCTTCGGTCTCGGTGGGTGGGGTGGCGACATGCGTAAATACGCCGGATTGAATGTCGCATTCACCATCCGCACAAGTAATTCCGTCTGTTCGCAAGCATTTAAACAGCGGATCACATGTCCCCTCCGTCGCCACAGGCGCTGGCGAGGGTGCAGTATTTGGTGCGATGGTACGTTTTTTATATTCCGCGTAACTTTCTCTCGGCTTGAATTGAGCGGGAGGCGTGCAGTTGAATGGGTCGCCGCAACATGGATTGAGTTTACACCGTTCAGTCATTGCCGTGGCTCCTGTGGGCTACGGGCGGGCGCTGGCCCCGGCCCGGTACGGTAGTAGCTGCCCCACGCGCACCGCCAGCGGGCGGGTTAGCAGCGGGGCAGCGCGGGTTATGCGGCGCGCTACAGGGCGTCAGGATTGACCACCAAAGCAGCATCAAACATGACAGACATGTTACGCAGCGCAACGACCAGTTCTTCGGCTTTGGCCAGCGCAGTCTCGTGGCATGAACGGCAAGTCGAGAAATAGTCAGGCAGCTTATGTGGAATTTGGCGCGCGAGTGTAGCTGCCATTATCTTTACCCGATCTTCGTAGGTGACCGAGTTTGCATTGAACGCAAAATTGTAGCCCATTTCAACCCATCGCGTCAAGGATTGAACTTGCTGGTCCGCCGTCCACAGCTCTTTCATGCAACGAGCCATCACGTTACTGTCCATCGAATAAAATACTTCGTCGTGCTGGTGCGTCTCGGCGCTGAACGGCAGCGGCTTAGGCGTCGGGCTTGTCATCGGGTTGTCTCCGGTTGCTTAGAAACTCCATAGTAGCATGCTCGATCATCTTTGTCAAGTAGAGTTCGAGCCCTTGCTGTTCTGGGAACTGATCGACGAGATTGGCGAGCATTAACCCGACAATCTTTGCCCACGTCTCGAAAAATGTAGCCGCTTCGTCTGGCGTGCGGTTTTCGGTCGCCCAAACAGCAGCGTATCGGCATGACTCGCGATACATCGTGTTCAGCAAGTCGAGCATGACTTTGGGGGCACCTTGCGCCCCCGCTTGCTTGATGTACTCGTTCACTGCGTCGTCGACGATGGAACGGGCTTTTTTGCGATTCAGCATCGCGGCGACGGGATCATTCATTTTTGGCCTCCGGCACAATTTTCAATCGCAAGTCTTTAATCGTAGCGTCGCGCCATCGCGTCACCCATTCAGTGTCAAAACTAGCGCCGCTCCAATTCGTATCAAGACCGCGTTCCTCGATTTGAAGCACAAGCATCGTGCGTTTGCGAAACCAGCCGCGCGTCTCGATACGATAACGCGCGGCCCCAGTACGTTCAGCGTGTCTCATATTGCTTGTAATCCTTTTGATAAGAGCACAAATTTGTACTCTTTGTAATGCCCGAATTGATCTTCGCCAGTCGCCACACGAGCGGTTGGACTATCGATTTTGTGGTCGAGGAACCCATTTTCGGCTAGTTCCCACGCGCGGTTCAGCGTGGCTGACATGTCGGTGCCCCGGTAATGGCGCAGCGCAATTTGCGTGTCGGGAACAGAAGCGATCTGGCGCAGCATCGCTATGTGTTCCGGCGAGAGCGAAAACTTGACCTTGGGCTGCTTGGTCAAGCTCTCCAGCAACGTGCGCTTAGTGTTCGGTGCCACGGCGATGCTCCACGCTGATGATGTGTGTTGCCGACTCGACCAACCCTACGTTGTCCAACAACGAGGACACGACGCGCGGGCTTACGCCGGTCAACCAAGCCGCCCATCGCACCGAATGGCGCTCCATCATGCCGGTGCGCTTGTCCGTAACCACGACGAGCGGAAGTTCGTTCCGCTCGTTCCACTGCAACAATCTGCTCATGACAACGACTTCCTTTTGTTCTCATCCACTTGCTGGTCGATGCCGACCGAGTTTCCGTCCGCGTATCCGTCGCGGTACGTACTTAGCGTAGCACGTTTTTCGCCCTCTGTCAAGGCGCGAGCGCGCGGCGTAGAAGACCCACGACGAGCATCTTGCTTCGCCCATTTGGCGTACATCTTTCCCCAATACTCATCGTTCGCGGCTTTGGTTTTAGCTTCTTCCGCGAGACGCTTTTCCTTCAAAGAGGGGTCGGCTGCCTCTGCCGCGTCGCGCTCGGCTAACTTGCGCTCTTGTTCCGCCTTCCAAGCTGCTTCACGCGCTTTCTGATCGCGGCGATGCTGCGCGGTGGTACCGAGCGGCCAGCCATTAATATAGTCGTTGTTGAAATCGGCTTCGTTGTCAGCAACGTCAGCCAACACGAGAGCGGTGCCGGTCGAAGCGTAGCCCGGATGGCGCTGGCGAGCAGTTTCCTCCTCACGTTTGCGCTTGTCTTCTTCGTCGCGCCGCGCGCGTTCCTCTTGCAGCTTGACGACGATGCGGGCTGTCATGCCCTCGCGGTAGGCGATCATTTCGCGCACGAACACGGAACGGTAGCCCATTTCGCCCGCGTATTGCTTCGCGAGGCGCTCGATCGTGTCTTGTAGGTATTCGGCCATGATCGTCGCGGCGAGCACGTTGACCGGGCTGCCGACGAGCCGATTCTCGTATTTCTGGCCGCGCGCCAATCCTTTGATCGAGAAGTAAACGCACATGTTGAGCGCACCGACCGCCTTCCACAGATCGCGCTGCCACGTGTAGAGGCCGCCACCCTTGGTCTGGTCCTTGCGGGCGTTGTCGGCTGGCTTACGGGCCGAAAGGACGGCCATGTCCAGATTGTACTTGGCGAGGATTTGCATCGCCTTTTCAGTCGCAACCGCCGCTTCGTTTTCGTTCGCGTTGCCGCGTGCGAGGGCAAGCAGTTTCTCGACTTTGTTGATGGCTTCGAGGGCTTCGGGCGTCATATCGTGTTGTCTCCGTTACCCTCATACTATACCATATCAGAGATTGTTTGTCAATGTCGTCCGGTATTTCGCGCTTCGCAACCAGAATGCGTGGTCGTGTTCAACGCGATGCGCGCTACGATACAGCACGTCAATCTGCCACACGAGGCATTCCAGCCGCCAGTGGTGCCGCCCATAAGCAGCGGTGTAGGCCACGCCTAGGGCATACTGGAAGCCCCCGCGAAACTGCAGGCGTCGCTCGGTGAAAACGCACCAGCGCTTACGAGGAAGCTGAATAGGCAGGCTCATCGGGGTTTCTCCGGCATCGGGTTTTCATTCAGTAGCCTCAAGATGTGATCTCGCAAATCGGGATCACCGTACACGTGTATCTGATTATACCACGTAATAAGATCACCGCGCCAATCGCGATCTCGCCCCGTCACGGTTATTCCCCACGTCGTGTGATCAGCGCCCTTATCTTTGTAGTCCTGTCCGATCTCGCAACTGGTAGCCATCAGAATGCCCCTGTCAGCAGCCATACGAGGAATAGCATCCAGCCGAGCCAGAACGCATCGCGGAGCGCCCCGTATAGGAAGCGGGCTAGCGTCGCATCGCGGCGACGCTGGATTGACTCTTGGCGCAGGATATTCATGGCTTTGGCCTCCGTGGTTTGACTTGAATTGGATCGTCGCGCATGACGGCGGCGATGTAAGATTCGTACTGGCCGAAAAGAAGCGCCTTCTCGTGATCGTAGCTGGCTTCACTGCGGAGTGCGCGTTCGGCCTGTCGCCCCGCTTCGTGGACGGCTTGCGACTCGGAATGCTGCCAGAACCAGTCGTGGCCTTCGAGGCGCGTGTAATACGCGGCCAGTTCGCGCTTCACCGATTCCGCGGAGGCTACCATCGCTGCGGCTCCACTTCGTCGAACACCGTCCACTCGCGCTTCACCGGGTTGTACTCCGCGTTGAAGTACGCTTTCGGCCTGCCCCGCATCTTGGCGATCAGATCGGCGGGCGGTTCCCTGAGAGTGGTGCAGGAGCGCCCGAAGCCGTAAATCAGGTACTTCCGAGTTTCTTCGGTCGTCATGATTGGCGTCTGCACTTTAACGATTTCGCGGGCCATCGTCGTCTTCCATCCTAGCGATTGCGAGGCGGATTACCTCTGCAACGGGCATCTTATCACGGATCGCGCGTTCGCGCAAGTAGTCCATGGTTTCAAGGTCCACGCGAACCATGAGCCGGACCAATTCGCCGTGGGAAGCAAGGTCCTTGCCGCCACGAGCCAGCAAGCGCGGCGGCATTCGCCGCGCTGCGTAGATTGCGTCACTCACTGGCCTGCGTCTCGGCTGGCAGCGCTTCCTGCTTGAGCTTCGCGTAGCGCGGGGCGACGTGGTCGCGCCATTCCTGCGGCGCGCGGTGCGGTTCGCCGCCATTCAGCGTTTCCGGCATGAGCAGCTGGCCGGTGACAAAAACGCGGCGGCTGAGCATGTTGCGCCCCGTCATACGGTAGCGCCCGCGATCGCTCGGCTTCTCGACCTTGTATTTGCTCATGTCGATGCCGTTCGCGTTCAGAATCATGGTGAAGGTTTCGAGGTCGGTCCCTTCCTTGTTCTTGCAGTAGTTGTCCAGCGTCTCCGCCAGCCAGTCGCCGCAATTGTCCGGGTGTCCGGCTTCGGCGTAGCGCGTGCGGTATTTGGGATGGACGACGGTGCCGGTTGCGCGAGCTTCCTGCTCCTCTTCGTCGGCCTCAGCTTCGATTTCGGCCTGTTCCTCGTTGTCCTCTTCCTCATCGTCCACGTCGAGTTCGGCGCGGGAGGCTTCCCATTCGGCCTTCGCTTGGGCGAAAAGCGGAGTGAGGCGCGGACCTTTGAACACCTTGTCGGTCTTGCGGATGGTCAGCACGAACGTGTCGTCCTCGATGATCTGAACGCGGAACGATGCCCAATTGTTGCGGATCGTGATCGCGGTTTCCATGTCAGTCAGCACGTCGCTCGCGGTCGGCCCGAACAGGACGACGCTGTACTTGGGCCAGAACGCCTTGAACTGGTTCGGTGCTTCGTCTGCGCCGAGGTCTTCGAGGATCACGCCGAGCTTCGCGGCCTTCTTGACGGTTGCGTGGTGAATTGGCATTGGGATTGCTCCTGTGTCGGGGCGGTATTGCCCTCGATCTGTTTGTATTGTAACACGGCTTCGAGTGTTTGTCAATGCTCTCCGAACATGGCGACTCTGCGCGGAATGCATGGCTTAGATGTGAGATAAATAGTAGAAAGCACTTGACAGGGCGAAAAGGACGTGGTAGGATGGGGAATGGATAGGAGATAGTCATGCCCCGTTTCGCCTCTTTCGGTCGCTCGTTTCTTCTTTGCGTTGGCGGCGCTGTTCCGTCTGGTTCGCGTCGCCCTGCGGTTGCGTTGGCGGCGGCTCGTCGTCGTTGGCCGCGCGGGCGGGTTGTTCGGTGCGGCATCGGTCGTCGTGATTGGCGCTTCATGGTTCCCGGCGTCGATGCCCGCGACGGCTCGCCGTGCTGGTTCTGCGCCCTTCTTTTTCAGGCGGGCTAGACGTTCGTGCCATGGTCGGTTGAGACGTCGTACTGGCGCTTCAACTCGCCCTGCGCGTTCTGGAACGCCTCGCGACTAGTCGGGCTTGGCCCAACCCAATCGTCGCCCGTTTCGACAGCGTGGGCGAAAACAGAAGTGCCGATCGCTCGCCACCACCAACCCTGCAGCGATGGTTCTGGTAGCGGCTCGCCTGCGTAGGTCTTGACGTCACCAGCCTCCAGCCACGCGATCTGGAACTCGATCACAGACGCGCGGTAGCGGAAATTGTGGTTGCCTGCGGCGGAATCAGCGTTCCGGAAGGCGGGCTTCTCGTAGAGGCGGCGCACCATCGAGCGATCACGATCCCGCTGCAGCAATTTGTCGAGCAGCGCAGCGTCCACGTACTTCTCCGCAAACGCAGCTGGCCCCATTTCGGCGCGCTTTTCTTTCGGCTCGCGGTAGTAACGCCGTGACGTGCGCCATGTTGTGTGAATCGTGCGTTGCGCAACCTTAAAATGCTCGGCCAGCGTTGCCGCTGACACGAATCCAGTTCCAGTCAGGCCGACCAGAAAATAAATCGCCGCATCGTCCAGTTTCCGTTCGAAGGTGCTGCCCTTCGCCACTTCGCCGCTCTCGATGCCAGCGATCTTGTTCAGCAGTTCCTCTTTAGCGCCCATGGTGTTTGTCCTCGTGTTTCACGTGAAAACCGGGTACAGCGTAGCACACGGCGCGTACACAGTCAAGTGCCGCTGCACCATTCGTTTCCGTATGATAACTCGTACACAGACATATGGACGACGTATAGCGCACAGGACGCGCGTATTCTTTTTCCCATGACGAACTGATCATCAGGGCGACGCCATAGCGGGATAGGCGCTGTTGGTGGTACAGCGTAGTAAGACGATGTGGAGCTTACTGGTAGTACACCAACCTAACTCGACGTACGGAAAATAAAAAGAGGTTATGGTTACGCCAGAGGTTAGGGGGTGTCGGAGAGGTCGTTATTTCGACCACCTTGCAGCGGTGCCCTGTGCCGGGGCGGCGTGTGCGGGGGGGGTGAGGGATTAGGTAGTACCGCCTAGCGACGTATGTACACCTGCCGCTGCCCTGCATTTTCGCCCTGTCGCGGCGGCGTTGCCACTCATTCCGGCCAAAGATGCTCGGCAAAGGTTTCGTAGCCGTCGTCCAGTCGTTCGGCGTAATAGCGAATGCCGTCCCACTCGATTTCCGCCGTGTCGCTCGCTGTCCAGTACCACGCCTTCCGCAGCACTGCTTCCGCCTCGCTGTCCAGTTTCAGCCGCGCGATTACGTCGCGTTCCACCTGCTTCCGCTGCGCCTCCGTGAGTGCCGCCGTGCCGATCGTTTGTCCATTTGCCAGGTTGGTCGGAACCATCGTCATTCTCCTCTGTTCCAGTTCCAGTTCCAGTTCCAGTTCCAGTTCCAGTTCCAGTTCCAGTTCCAGTTCCAGTTCCAGTGGACCGCTGCTGCGCCGCCGTGGAGGCGCAGGGACCGTCCGCCGTGGCGTGTCGAAATCACCACGCCTGCGACCAAGATTCCACAGCTTCGAATGTCGCCTCGCACGCTGCTGTGATTTGGGCTTCCGTGGAGGCTTCCAACAGGGCTGTCAGGAGCGCTTCCGCGCCATCTTCCGTTCCGAATGGCAGCAGTTCGAGTGCCGCCTCTTTGATCCTGCTGTCCATGTTCCGTGCTCCTGTGTTCGCCGGGTCGTGTTCCGCTTCCCGATCTTCCTCATTTGACCACGCCTCGCCGCGTCGCGCAATGGTGCCAAACGCATGGCGACTCTGCGTCCGACGCATGGTTTGGAATGGTGCGCTGGCACGAGGCTTGCTTCGCGTGCGCGCGTTCGTTGTTCCCCGCGTGGCGCGCGCAGATGCGACAGTCTGTCACATTGCGTCGAATGCGGCGACGTGGTCAAATGAGGAACGATCAAAGCAAGGAGCCGATCATGAACCCGACCCTCGTCCTCGTCAACGCAAGCGACATGCACGCCACTCCTCGCCTCGTCACCGTGGCGGAAGCCGCCCGAATCATGATGCTGGACGCGGCGGACGTCGAGTGGAGCGTGGCGCAGTTCGGTCGAGTCGACAGCGGCGTGAACGGGACGAGCTGGATCGCGATCGACGGCTGCATCGCGCTCAACGTGACGGAGGAGGAACGACGCGCAGCGCACGGATGAGGCGCAGTCGTTTCACGTGAAACAACGCCGCAGGTCGGGCCGTTCCCCCTGCGGCGCTTCCTGCTGCCAATCTTCCCTGCCCCCGCGTAGCGCGGAATCGTCGCTCCGCCGCACGCCTCGTCGACCCCCCATATGCCATGGTATTGATATAGGTGGGGAGGGGGACCCGTCGCCGCGCCGAACCACTCCTCGATGAAATATAGTACATACGTACGCCGAAGCCGCGCCCTACTTGACACGTCAACCACGCTGTGATATACTGCACTTATGGGCGAGATCAGATCAACCCCTAGTCAAGAATGACACGGCGTCGCCTGAAACGTCCGCCTTCGCTAGTCCAGCGATAGTTCTTCGACGAACGAATGCCGCCGCGTCGGGACAACGCAGGCGGCATTCGCGTATTTCCCCACTACTTGACAGCCTCCCCGCGCCGTGCTACACTACAAATAGGCCCCAAAGCCCTGATCACCTAGTGGTCTAGCAAGGTCTATGAACTCCCTGAGGCTTGGTAAAGGGATGAATACCGCGCGCCGCCCGATTACTTTCTGCTAACGCGGGATTGCACCATCGGGCGGCGAAGGTTTACGAAATGCTACGACGTGCCCCTTCACTTTTCGACATGTCGCGAAACCCGCGCATTAAGCATCGTGGCCTGCCTCCGCCGTCTAATTATCGTTTGAGCGATGCTCGCGAGGACGCGGAAATTAAATCGGAATGTGAAATCGATATGGCGATATACGATCGTCAGCCTCGTAAAATTCGTGACGTTATGAAGAATACTGGCGAAAGACACCCGCCTGGAAGCGTAATGTCAATGGAGGATATATTCGGATGGCACGCCTGACCTCGAAACAGCGCAAGGGACTTAAGTCCTCTACTTTCGGCCTCCCCGCAGAGCGGAAGTACCCCATGCCGGATGCGTCGCACGCTCGCGTGGCAAAATCATACGCTTCGAAAGAAGCTAATCGCGGCCTGCTGAGCCTTGGGCAGAAATCGCAGATTGATCGCAAGGCAGACCGAATAATCGGAAAAGGACGAAAGAAATGAACAGTGAAGTTGAGAAGTTAGGATTACCCGTTCACGGATACCGTGCGCAGAAGCAAGACGCCATCGACGCGGTGAACCGCAATAAGATCGATGAGGAGCAGCTGCTCCAGAAGCTCGACGTGATGAAGGGCGACGACACTGTTGATCAGCGTTGGCTCGCTGTCGCCCGAACACATTTCGAACAGGGCTATATGGCCCTCAATCGCTCCATCTTCAAGCCGGAACGGGTGAAAGTATGAGGCCCGACTGGCAGCAGCGCGTTATCGACGAGAAGGCGCAACTCGATGAACGTCTTGGGAAGCTGAACACATTCATCGAGGCCGATGAAAAGAAGCCGCTGGATGATCGTCTGCTTCCCGTTGACCGCAACCTGCTGATAACGCAACGACACCATATGCGGCAATACTCGGTTATCCTTGAGCGTCGCATCAGCAACTTCGAGTAGGATTGACAGCCCGGCCTAGCCGTGCTATACTAGTGATGCTGCGACGTCTTGGAACCTCACTCTGTTGCCGTCCAGCTTGTTTGGAACTGAACCCCGCCCCTCACCACGCTGTTGCGATCTAGTCGTGGTGAGGGGAAGTTTTTCGGCCTAGGAGGAACACATGATTCGCCGCTACGCAACGCTATTTTCGCTGGTGGCCCTCGCCGCCGCATCGGAAACTGGTTCCGGCAAAACGCCGGTGAAGAATGACGCGCCCGTTCCCGAGACTGACACGCAGAACAAGTCGGAAACGCAGTTGCAGCAGAACGCCGCTGCGGCTCAGACCGTATCTCTTGACGCCGTGCAGAAAATGATCAACGACGCGCTCGCCGCCAAGCAGGCCGACTTCGACAAGGCATTGCTTCAGCAGCAGAAGGATACGCAGATCGCGATCGACGCGCAGAAGAAGGACGCCGACGACCGCATCGCTGAGATTACGCAGGCCAACACCGCTCTGCGACAGACCGTGGCTGATCTCCACGAAGAACTCGAAGCGAGCAGCGACCCTTCCGACCCGCAAGCACCGCGGAGCAAGCCTAATTCGGCCCCGAATGTCCTGGAAACCACCTACGACGAAAACGGGAAGCCGAAGACGTTCATGGGCAAGCCCGTCGTGCATATTTCGCAGCTCCCCGGCTATAAGGGACTGGCCGACGAAAGCGGTCGCCCGATCGTCGACGAAGCGGACGCCGAAGAAGCGGCCTGAACCACCCCCGCCAGCTTGACACAGTAACCCCGCCGTGCTATAGTGTGAATGCACTATAGCACGGCGGAATCATGTTAGACATATTTATAAAACTGTTTGATGCCGAACGTAACGTAAATGGGTGCTTAGAAGTTAGGCGTGATAGACGACCGTACGTATACATTGGATCGTATCAAGGCACTCTAGCTAGATTGATTTGTATAGAAGTTAACGGCGATCCGCCCGACCCGAATTGTCATGCTTCACACATATGCGCCAATAACCGGTGCATAGAACCTGCACACATTAGGTGGTTATCCCCCACAGAAAACTACAGCGAGAATGCCCCTATTCAAATAATTAATGCTAAGTCAGCTAGAAATGAAGCTATTAAATATAAAGGCAACATGCTTAACGTGTTCAAGAGATCTGGAAGATTGCTTTGTTGGTACGTTAACTTTAGACACGAAGGTAAGAGATATTTTAAAGGGTATTTTTACACTCCGGAAGAAGCGGCCGATTGGCGGAATACTAAGTATAAGGAATTAGGGATTGACAGCTAAACCTTCAGCATGCTATGCTTAACCGTACCTAAAGGCGGAGTCGTATTTGGACTACCTTCCCTTACCCACGATGCCATACAACGAACGGCCTGCAGACCTGCCCTTGGATGCCGAGGAATGCAGGACGGCCCTTCATTTGGCTGAGGGGAATGTTACAGAGGCTGCTTATATATTGAAGGTGGCTCCGATACGGCTGCGCGCGTTTGTGAGCAAGTCCGCGTACCTGCAGCGCGAGGTTAAGGAATATTCGGAGCAGCTGAAAGACCTTGCCGTGAAGGTGGTCCGCGCAGAATTAAGTGATCCGGACAAGCGCGGGTCGATGGCACGGTTCGTGCTGACCAATCTGGGCGGCGACAGAGGCTACGGGGGCAAGTCAGCGCAGGTCACCCCTGCCGGGAACAATTCGTTCACTATTGAGTGGGGCGACGAACCGGCTCAAGCGAACTCCAATACGATCGACGGGGATTACACGCGTGTTGGCTGAACTGGAAAGACCCGACGAGAAGGCCGCTCCGAAGAAGATATTTATCGGATACACCCCGCGCACTCATTTTCGGCCTATTCACGATGATCGTCGACGCTTCCAGCTGGTCGTCATGCATCGCCGCGCGGGCAAAACGGTCGGCTTGTGCAATCAGATTATTCGGGCGGTATTTCAAAATAAGCGGGTATTCCCCGTTCCGCGCTACGCATATGTCGGACCGTCATTCTCGCAGACCAAGGACCTCGTCTGGGGGTACTTCAAACACTACCTAAGGAATGTGCCGGGCATCAAGTTCAAGGAGGATGAACTCCAAATCATTCTCCCAACTGGCGCGCTGATCAATCTATACGGCGGTGCGACCGCGTGGCAGCGAATGCGCGGTCTGTATATGGACGGCGTCGTCATGGACGAATACGCCATGCTTCACCCGCGCGCTTGGACGTCCGTCATCCGCCCAACCCTTGCTGATTATCAGGGTTGGGCAATCATTAGCGGCACGTCGAACGGCGACGACCACTTCCATGATATGAAGAAGCGCGCCGAGCGCCAGCCGGAACGTTGGGGCACGCATATCGTGCCCGTTACCGATACCAACGCGCTTGACCCGGCAGAGTTGGCGGAAATGACCGCCGATATGACGCCGGAAGAATACGCACGCGAAATGCTGTGCGACTTCTCGGCACCGATCGTCGGAGCGTATTACGCCGCAGAGATCAACAAGGCGCGCACCACAGGCCGCATCCGCAAGTTGGTCTATGACCCTGCTCTCCCCGTATACACATTCTGGGACCTTGGCATCAGCGATGCGATGACGATATGGGTCGGGCAGCGCGTGTTCAACTCGTGGCAATGGTTGCACTATATCGAGGGTAGCGGACAGGGGCTTCTGTGGTATTATGATCAACTTAATCAGCTTCCCTACCCAATTGCGGGTGACGTCTATCCGCATGACATTGAAGCCCGAGAGCTTGGCACAGGTGTTAAGCGCATTGACGTGGCTACGAATCACGGTCGAAATCCACACACTGTCCCGCGAGGGCGAGTTGAAGATGGTATTCAAGCCGTCCGTGACCTTATCGCGGTATCATACTTTGATGAAGTTAATTGCAAGGAAGGCATCAATTGCCTCACCAACTATCAAAGCCAGCGGTCCGAAAAGTTGGGGGTTCAAACGAAACCCCTTCACAATTGGGCGTCACATGGCGCAGACGCGTTTAGATGCGCGGCAATGGGGCGGCATCTTGTAACCAACACGTGGGAGCGGTCTAGCGGACCCCTGCGCACCGGCAATAAATCTCGAAACAGCGGCGGCAGGTTGTCGGGCCGTTCATGCGGAGTGATGTGATGAAGCGCCTTGACGAAGACGACATTGGACCCCGCGAGGAAATCTTTCAGCAGGTCGGCGCTGATCGGCAGCAAGTAGAAGCAGCGGGCGACCCTCAGAGTTATAACCAGATTATTCTGGCAATGATCGAGGATGCCGAGTCGTTTGATCGGGAATACCTCACGCCCGATCGCGAGGAAGCAGACGCCTACTACAAGGGTTTTCGGCCCGGTTTAGGCGACGATGACGATGACGCGGATCAAGACGACGATGACGCGGTTAATCGTACCTCGATCGTGGCGACGGAAGTACGAGATACTATTCTCGCGATTCTCCCTTCGCTGATTCGTATCTTCACGTCGCAGGAACACCCTGTGATGTATATTCCTAATACTCCTCAGGGTGTCGACGGAGCGGCGCAAGCTACGGATTACGTCACCTATGTATTTATGGATGACAATCCGGGTTTTCTGATTATCCATAGCATTCTCAAAGACACCATGAACAAGCGCCTCGGCGTTGTGGAATGGGATACGATTGAGGAACAGGAAGTCGTATACAACACGTACACCGCGCTTACGGAAGAGCAGTACAAGTTCGTGCTGTCGCAAGAAGGCGCAGAAGTGGTTGAGCAGTCGATGTATCAGATTGCACCACCTGTTCAGCCGCCCGCACCCGCCCCGCCTGCTGGTGGTCCCGGTGGCCTGATGGCATTGGCCGGAATGATGCAGCAAGACGGTCCTCAACCGCTGATTACGGTGTATAATTGCCGCGTAAAATTTACCCGGACGCGCTCAAAGCAGGTGATCGCTGCGGTTCCCCCGGACGAATTTCGCATCAATCGTACCGCTTCGTCGCTCGATGACGCTACGCTGTACGGTCGCCATCGGCGGATGCGCAAATCGGATATCATCAAGCGCTACAAATTTACCCGCGAGGAAGTCGACAATTGGCCTTCTGACATGGACCCGTTGTGGAACAGCACGGAGCGTCAATTGCGCAACCCGGGTCTAGCCGACGACGACCGTGATCCCGACACTGCTTATTTCGGCAATTATTGGATCAAGATTGATAGCGATGGCGACGGCATCGATGAGTTGCACAACGTGAAAGTTGTGGGCAATCAGATTGTTCGCGACGAAATCGTTGACGGGGAGCGTAAGTTCGCGCTTTTCGGCTGCGATCCGGAACCCCATACCGTAATCGGCGGATCAGTTAATTTTCAGGTTCGCGATCTGCAGAAGCTCAAGACTAACGTTCTGCGCAATACGCTGGACAGCCTCGCGGGTTCTATTCACCCGCGAATGGGCATTATCGAAAACCAAGTCAACATGGACGATGCGCTCTCGGACAGCATTGGTCAGCGCATTCGTATGAAAAATAAAGATGCGCTGTTTCCGATCGTAACACCGTTTGCTGGCGAACCGGCTCTCATGGTTATGCAATACCTAGATGCCGTTAAACAGAGCCGTACTGGTATTTCGGAAGCATCGAAGGGCCTTGACCCGAAGTCGCTGCAATCGACCGCCACCAAAGGCGTCGAAATGGTATTCGACGGGGCGAAAGAGCGCATCGAGCTAGTCGCTCGTATCCTCGCCGAGACTGGCTTCAAGGATATGTTCAAGGGGCTGCTCAAGGAGATCACCAACAACCCTTCTCCGGCGCGCAACATTTTGCTTCGCGGCAAGTGGACGACTGTTTATCCTGACGCTTTCGACCCTACAATGAGTGTCAAGGTTAATCCCTCTCTCGGTCGCGGGTCGGATAACGACAAGTTCGCGATGCTGGCGCAGATTCTTGGCAAGCAAGAAATGGCTATGCAGCTTCTTGGCCCAACTAACCCCATCGCCGGGCCAGTCGAATGGGTCAACACCATCGGCGATATGTTGGAGCTGGCGGGCATTCGCGATGTTGACCGGTATTTCAAGATGCCGACGCCTGATCAGATTACCAAGATGCAGCAGGATGCGGCCAATAAGCCCAATCCGGCTCTCATTCTTGCCCAGAACGAGACTGAGAAGACTCGTGCCAAGACTGTCAAGGACATTGCTGATAATCAGATGAAGGATCGTCAGCACGAGGACAAGATGGACCTCGAATGGGCTAAGGTTGTCGGTCAAGCTGATCAGAACGGGGCACGCAATATTATCGACTCCGCTAAGGTTGGCCTCGATGGACAGAAGGTGCTGTCGGAGGCCGATAAGCACGCGCTTACGATCGGTACCACTTTGTTCCAGCACAAGATCGACACCGCTACCGACATTGCGAAGCACCTGTCAGGCCAGCAACATGAACAGAATATGGGGGCATTCCAAGCCGCCCACGAGAAGGGATTAGCGGATGACCAGATTGACGCCAACGCAGCCGAGAGTGCCGCTGCAAGAAGTGCAGGTGAAGTCGGCGGAGGCTCAGGCGCTTCTTCGTAATACCACGTTCATAGAAGTGATGGACGGGCTGAAAGCTAGGTATTACGGGGAACTAATGGCGGAAGCCCCCGGAACCTTGACAGGAACGGCGGCACATGCTAAGCTGCAGGCACTGGAATCAATCCGGGCGGATATAGACTCGTTCATAATGGACGAGAAGTTTCGCACAAAAGGAAAATAACCGATGAGCAAAGTTGAGAACATCAGCTCCACCGAAGGCTTCGACAGCGCTACTTCCGCTTTCATTGCGGATATGACGCCAACGCCGATCCGCGAGTCCAAGAAACTGGACAACGCAGACGGCCCCCCGGAGCGCCTTTTCGGCGGACTTGGTGAACTCAGCGACAACTCTGAGCAAGAAGGCGGCGGTGATAATGACGACGAGGACGATCTCCCCGGACGCCAAAAACCGCAGAGTGAGGAGGATGAAGGGGAAGGCGAAGAGGGCGACGAAGAGGAAAATAAAGACCCTGAGGATGATGAAGACGGCGAAGGAGACCCGGAAGAGACCCCCGGGGACCCCGTTGATCTGAGCGACGACGACCTTGGCATCAAGGTTAACGTCACCGTCGACGGCGAGTCGAAGCCTGTTACCCTCAAGGAAGCCCTCGAAGGCTACGTCCGCACCGAAACATTCCACAAGCGCATGTCGCAGCTGCATGAGGCGGCGCAGGCGGTCGAGAAGGAGTTCGGTGAGGCGCAGAAAGTACGCGTCGACTATGCCCAAAAGATCGTCGACCTCGCCAAAGAGCTTGATCTGATTATGCCTAAGCGTCCGTCCGAAACTGAAATGGACGAGATGTACCGCACTGATCCTGCGCAAGCGCGCGCGATCGAAAAGGCATGGTCGAATTTCGATCGCACCAAGATGGGCCTTAAGGAAGAATACGAGAAAACGGCGAAAGAGACGCGCGACACCGCCGCGAACCGCCGTGTCGAGTGGATCAAGGGCGAGCAGCAGAAGACCCTTGCTGCGAACCCTGACTGGAATTCTCCGAAGAAGATCGCTGCGGCGATGACCGAGCTGCGCGGATACGCGAAGCAGGTTGGTTTTTCGGACGACGAAATGGACAATGTCCATGACCACCGTATGTTCGCCGTGTTGAAAGATGCGGCGGCATATCGGAAACTGATGGCGAACAAACCGCGCCCATCAGTAATCGCGCGCGAACCGGGAGACGGAAAAGTGGCGAGAAACGACGGCCCGCGCCGTCGCATTGCCTCCAGAGGAAGTCAGCCCATGAAGCGCCTCGCTCGGGAGGGGTCTATTGATGCCGCTGCCGATGTTTTCAAAACTTTGATCTGAGGCTCCCATGGCAAAGGTACAGAATTCATTTACCACCTATTCGGCGAAGGGCAACCGCGAGGACCTGTCCAACGCTATCTACAACATCGACCCGTTCGATACGCCGATCATGTCGATGGCCGGTCGCCGGAATGTCAAGAACCGCACGTTCGATTGGCAGTCCGAGAACCTTCCCAACGCGGACCCGAACAACGCACAGTTCGAAGGCTTCGAACTTTCGCGCGCTGCCGGTACTCCGACGATCCGCTTGAACAACGTCTGCCAGATTTCCAGCCGCGATGCGACCGTCTCCGGCTCGCAGGAAGCGTCGGATGCGGCAGGCAAGCGTTCTGAAATGGCGCACCAGATGGCGCTCAAGTCCAAGGTCCTCAAGTCGGACATGGAAGTCATCATGTGCTCATTGCAGGCGCGCGTCGACGGCGACGATGCGACCCCGCGCAAGACTGAATCGATCCCGCACTGGATCGCTCGTGCTATCGATCGCAACGGTGTTCAGGGCGCAGCGGTTCAGGGCTATACAGCGGCTGGCCTCCCGACCACTTCCACCGGTACTTATACGGCGGCAGGCGGCGGCAACCAAGTCAACTTCACCGAACTGATGCTCGGAAATGCCCTGGAAGGCGCCTACAATGCGGGCGCGAAGCCGGATACCCTCATCCTGTCGACCGGCGTCCGCCGCACGGTTTCGACGTTCGAGGGCCGTTCGTCGACGCAGGTGCTCGTCGGCAAGACCGAAGTTGTCGCCACGGTCGACGTGATTGCGACCGACTTTGGTCGCATCAAGGTGATGCCGTCGCGTTGGGTCCCGGCTGATATCGGCCTGTTGCTCGACAAGCAGTTCCTGTCGGTCGCATTCTTCCGAAATTTCCGGCAGTATCAGATCGCCAAGATCGGCGACGCCGAAACCCGCATGATCCTTGCGGAGTGGGGCATCGAAATGAAGAACCCGATGGCGCACGTTCTGTTCAACGGCGTCAAGAAGGGTTCGGTGATCGGCCAGTAATCTGGCTTCAAGAATTGAGGGCGGCTCTAACCAGCCGTCCTTTTCGCCCTGTTGGCTAATCGGCCTGCGAAGAAGAGGTTATTATGGGTGTCTCCACTCTGCTCCGGATCACCGGAACCAAGCATATCTATGAACTCGTCGATAACAGCGATGCGAATCCGCAGCTGGATCAGACGACCCCCTCCCGCTTCACTTTCAATCGCGGCGAATCCCTTAGCGGGCAAACGCTGACGGTTACTTATACGTATCCGCGCGGATACAAGGGGGTTCGACACGCCCTGCTCCGCTTCCGCCTGTTCATTCGGCAAGGAGAAAAAACGTAATGTCTATCGACTTGAAGGTTTTCTTTGGCATTGTTCGACCGAAGCTATTCGGCGGCAAAATGTCGAAATCGCAGGTGGACGGCTGCGTCGCCATCATCAAAGCTTTCGAAGACTCAAATCTTACGAAAGACCTTCGATTCCCGGCGTACGGACTCGGCACTGCGTACAAGGAAACCAACAAGTCGATGCAACCTGTCATTGAGGCGTATTACCTCAATGACAGGGATAAGCAGATGGCTTATCTCAAAAAGAAGAAATACTATCCGGCTTATGGCCGAGGGTATGTTCAGATCACCTGGAAATCTAATTACGTGAGAGCCGCTGAAAAGCTGGGCATTCCGGAATTGGGCACGGTGGAGGGCTACGAGCGCGTCTTGGAGCCGGAAATCGCCGCGAAGATTATGGTTCGCGGAATGACCGAAGGGTGGTTCACCGGCAAGAAGCTGTCCGACTACTTCAACACCGCCGTTGAGGATTGGACGAATGCCCGCCGCATTATCAACGGCACGGATTGCGCTTCCGAGATTGCTGGATATGCCCGCACTTTCATTTCGGCCCTTCGCGCCGCCGCAGAACCGGCCACGATTGCGGCGCAGCCCATCGTTCCGGCTCCGCCTCCTGCCCCGTATACTTCCCCGACTGCTATCACGACATACGTGACCGGCGCTTCCGCAACGGTGATCGCGGTGGGCAAGGTGAATGACGCGGCGTCTCAGGCTATCGCGACTGCGAAGGCAACCAAGCAGAACGTTGTTGACACTTGGGATTTGCTGTCGTCAGTAGGCCCTTGGGCAATTCTCGCTGTGATCGTAATCGCTGGTTGCGTGTACATCGTTATGCGCAATCGTAAGCATCAGTTGGAGGCACCCCGCTGATGCCGCTTATGCTCATTCCTTATTTACTCGTCGCTTTGTCGGCGGCTCTCATAGGTGGTTCAGCTGCCTATATTGTCGGCGAAAAAGTCGGTCACAGCTCCGGCGTGCTGGAAGGCCGGAAACTTGAACACGCCGCTCAACTGGAGGCCGATAAAGATGCATCTGGCAAAGCGCGTACGATCCGTGATCGAATTGCTCGTTGTGAGCTTGAGCTTGGCGGCGTGTGGGACGAATCCCGTAAAAGTTGCTCCAAGCCTGAATAGCGCTTGTACCACGTTCGATCGCGGTACGGGCATTGAAGGCAAGAAACCGAGCGACGGGACGTGGCTCAAGCAACATCGAGCCGCCTATGACGAGACTTGCGGGACGTAAAATGACCCATTTCGAGGAAGGCGACGAGTATGACGAGGAGGTTGTCGATCGTTTTAATCGGCTTCCTCGTAGCGTTCGCCGCCTTCTTTCTAAGATGGACGACGAAGACGTCGACGATTTCGCGGAAATGTTCAAGTGGTTTAGAGGCATACGGGCGGGTTCACGTATCGCAAAGTACCTCTGGTTCACTCTCGTCGCCGCCTTCTTTGGGGGCGTCGCGTTGTGGGAGTCAATCGAAAAGGCTGCAGGATGGATAAAAAACCTTCTTACCCGGCCCTGATAGGCTACCTTGCCTTGTTTTCATTCGTCGCTTTTATTGGGGCGACGTTTGGTGTATGGTTCTGGGACGATGCTGCTCCTGTAGTGGTTCTGGAAGCTCGCGCTGATCCCGATATTGCCGCCCCCGGCAGTGACCTGACTATTCGCTACAAGCTAGACAGGTCGAAAATCTGTGCGGGGCGCGTTGATCGCACCATTGTGGACGCAATGAAAGTGCGTTATTCACTTGAAGCCGTCGAATTTTCAAACGTCACGCAACCGCTTGGCCGCAACGACTTTTCGGTGAAGATTAAGCTACCTTCAACAATGGCACAAGGCCGCGCTGAATATCGGGCCGCGTCCACTTTTTATTGCAACCCTTGGCAGCAGTATTTTCGGCCTATCCGTCCCCCGTCTTATACTATTGGGTTCGACGTGAGGGGTTCAGCGCCTCCAGCCTCGTTGGTTATTCCGATACCTTGACAGTTACGCGTGTGCGTGGTAGGATGGAACATGGGCAGCTTCGTTTATCACGATCAAGACGGCGTTCAGCGGACTATGCTGTTCGATGATGCTGATCCAGACACATGTGTCGTTAAGACTTCGATGGATATCGAGAAGCTGATCGACAATAATCGCGAATTTGCCGACATGCACCCGACCGGCACCGCGAACAAGCTGCTTGCTCGTATTCCTATGACAGTATATGAAACGTCGATCCACGAAAATTGGGGCGACGATGACTGGAAGAAGTGGCTTAACGACCCGCAGAACAAACCGTTTCGCATTTGGCCGGGGAGGGTTTGATGCCCCTCAACACTTTGATCGACGATGTTCGCGGGTGGATCAATCGATCATCGTTTAGCGGCGACCGTATTACGACTATGGTGCGGATGGCCGAAACGCGTTTCAACCGCGAGCTTCGTGTCGAGGAAACGTACGTTGAGACTACCGTTAATTTTGATACGTCGCTAGGCTATGCAGATTTGACGGGAATGCTGATCCAAGAGATCGATTACGTTAAATTTCAGAAAAACCCGTCCAGCGATTCTCGCTATTTGCGTGAAGGCCGCGCTTTGAAGTCAGCGTCTTTGGCTCAGGTTCAAGACGCCAACAGGGATACATTCCGTAGCGGCGCTCCGTACCACGCACTGGCGGGCAGTAAGCTGTATGCGGCCCTAGGGAATGGCGCGCAGCCGCTAACCGGCGTAATCCCGCTCGCTTTTGGGTATTACAAAAAGGTTGACCCCATCGGTGGAGCCGCTGATACGCCTTTATTTGCAAACCATTATGACATTTACTTGTACGCGACGCTGATCCACACGGCTCCGTATCTTCAAGAAGATGATCGGATCGCTACATGGGGCGGCGCGGCATCGGATACGATAGCTGCCGCGAACCTCGCGTGGCAGAACAAGAAGATGAGCGGTGGCCCGCTCGCTAATCAACGCAGGGGCTTCGGCTAATGGCTGATACACTCACCGCCAATTACAGCTTCGTGAAGCCCGAGATCGGTGCTTCCGCAAATACGTGGGGCTTGAAGACCAACAACAATTGGGATAGCCTCGACACGATTATGAAGGCTGTTTCGGACGTCGCAAATAATGGCGTCGTTAACACTAAGGCTTGGTTGAAGCAGGCTAGCCCGATTGGCACGATCCTCGCATGGAGCGGCTCTATCGCTAGCATTCCTGCCGGGTTTCACTTGTGCGACGGCACAAACGGGACTCCCAATCTTCAGGATAAGTTCATTCTTGGGACTGGCACTCTATCCGGGCCGGTGGGTACGACTGGCGGTTCATTCAACCATGCGCATGGCGGAGCGACGCAGGGTCATTCCCTAACTGCTGCTGAAAATGGCCCTCATAACCATAGCTTGAATGATCCCGGTCATGCGCACAATTACGCTGATCCGGGCCATAGTCATGGCTTGAGTGATCCGGGTCACAATCACTCATTTACGGCGTCTACCGGAGCGATAGGGAGTGGACCATTTAGTTCCGGCACCCCGTATGCTAATAGTAATAATAACTTTACTGGCGTTTCTTACACCGGAATAACGATGTTTGCAAATTATACCGGCATTGTTATCCAAGCAGCCGCTACTGGAATGTCGGTTGTAAGTAACGGTTCGGGCACTGCGCATACTCATCCGATCGCTTCCGACAGCAACACGCCGCCTTATATGTCTCTCGCATACATCATGCGCATCTCGTATCCTT